CCAGCCGTTCCGCAACCAGTTCCAGTAACAGAAGATAAGTCTATAAAATCAGCATCTCCAGATATAATTCTTGTTGATCAAAACGATTTACCAATAGACTTAATCTTAAAATTAACTTTAGAAAAAATTGGGGCACAGGAATTAATAAGCCTTGTAAGACATGATACTGTTAATGGACAGAACATAGTTTATCAGCCAGTTAAAAATATTTCAGATATAGCAATTAGCTATAATCCACAAAACATTATAAATATTCCAGATACTGCAGAGATATACTTTAAGAATTTTGCCATAAAGATGGAAAATCATATTGTACAGGATACAAATGAAACACCCCCAGAATCTGTTTATATTGATTCTGTTAATGGAAATATAGTTATTGAAACTGTAAATTTAAAAGCAGACTATGAGATAGAGGTCCAGATGATGGCTTCTGGCCAAATTTTTAATGATACAATATATGAAGAGGATGTCTCATGATTACTAATGTTGGAAAAAACATATTAGCCAAATATTTAATTGGCCAGGCTCCAGCCTATGCATCGCACATTGCTTTAGGATGTGGGGCAACTCCAAAGGCTATAGATTATGCCTTTACGGGTAATGATATTCAAGATATATTAGATAAAAAGCAGCTAGACTTTGAAATGTTTCGTGTGCCCATTACTTCAAGAGGGTATGTCAATGAAAATGGAATATCAAAAATTGTTTTAACTGCAGAGCTTCCAACTATTGAAAGATATGAAATTACTGAGATTGGAGTTTACTCTTCAGGATCAAATCCAACTGCAGGAGCCTATGACAGCAAACCAATTTACTCTTTTACTAGAACCGAAAATTGGGAATATCATACTGATACAGCTGCCGTCACAATTCCAACAATTACTCAGCCGCTAGGAACAGAAGCAGACCCAGACGATATTATTCAGACATCACCAGTTTTTCAAACTAATGCAGACAACAGAACACTGCTTAATGAGTCTAGGATAACAAGGTATGAATCTTGTAGGTATTTAAACAATATTATTTTAATGGCTGGCGGAGAATCAACTTTGTCTCTAAGTGGTTCAAGAATGGTTCCAGCAGTGGGTTCAAATCATATACATTTAACTGGAGCAAGTATTGATTTTAATAGAAATTCTGCTTCTGATGAGTTAAGGTTTGCTTTTTCTGTAGTTAACAAAAATGCATATGATAGTGTAGAGCCAAGCAGAGTAAAGGTTTTGGTGGAGTTTGCTTCATCAGATAGCGACTCTGCAACAAACTATGCTCAGCTTCAGGTAGATATTCAAAACGGAACTGGGTCTGGTCAACAAGACTTTGAGAATAATAGATATGTCGTAGTCACAAAACCACTAAAAGATTTAGTTAAAAGTTCAACCTTTACTTGGAACTCTGTGACTGTTGTTAAAATTTGGGCATCAGTATTAGACTCTGTAGGAAATCCAACAGACGATTACTACGTTGCCTTAGATGCTTTGAGGCTAGAAAACACTACATCTGTCAATCCTCTTTACGGATTAACGGGATATTCTGTAGTAAAATCTCAAGATGCTTTGCCAATTGTTAAAATTCCTAATACTGCAAACCTAGTAGAATTTCGTTTTGCTTTAGATGTTGACTTGGGGATAGACGTTGTCAGTTAAAAAAGTAACTATTGAAAAAAAAGATTTTCCACCATTATCTCCTGATGGTGAATACTTGCTAAGATATAGAATTATTTCAGAAGACAAAAACAGAACCTCTCACTGGTCCCCAGTTTATAAATTAGATGCCACACCGTTTATAGAGCAAGTTTCTGGAGACTTACAAATAAATAGTGCCTCTGGTGTGACGGCGATCTGGGGAGACACAAACCTTAAATCATTATATGATATTTTTGTAAGTTTTGGTATCTATAATCCAGGAACTAGTACAATTGCTTGGCAAGAATATTTCTATCACGGGTCTTCTCCAATACACACATACTCATTTTTAAAGCAAGAGGTTCACACGGATATCCGTGTAAAAATTCAACTTGCTGGGATTGAAAAGGTTGTAAACAACGTCTTGACAATCTGCAGCCTAGAGGCAACATCAAGATAGCAAGTAGATAGCTATTTTGCCAGGTTTGTGTTATAATTAGCTATGGCCAAAATACCAACTCCAGATAGAGGACAGCCTCTAGACGTATCATATGTTTATCAAATTGTAGAAGCAATTAATGACCTTTCGTCACAAATATCTTCAGCAAGATATAAGTACGCATCTATTGATACTACAAGTGGAAATGAAAGCACCTTGCTTACAGACACCAAGGTAGTCGCTGGAGAAAAAGTAATCTATCCCACCCTTACAAATGTGACAGCCGAAACCACACAGTCTTTTTCTTACTCTTTTAAGGGAGAATACAGGTACCCGCCAATTGTAACGATTACTCCAGTTTTAATTGAAGGAACTTCTTCTGGCCAAAACGTGTCAGTTATTATTCAAAGCGTTACCAACTCATCTGTTAACGGCATTGTTCGCTTTAATACAGGAGGGTCTTTGGCCCTTAAAGTTCACATCATTGCAATAGGTATTCCAGACTAATATAATGGGCAAAAAACATGGTCCAATGGATATGTCAGAATATAATTCTGCCCCAGCAATTCCAGGAAACAAAAAAGTTTGGTTTTTAAACGGGCACCTTGTAAGAGTTCATCACTTGAATAAGTCAAACGGAATCATGTCTGTTTATAATATTATTAAAGATCAAATAGAAAGCTGCCTAATCTCAGACTTTAAAAAGAACAGAGAGAGAGCTTATACAGTTGGTGAAACAGCCTCTTTGGTTAATCGTCATAAAAAGTATATGCCTAGTCTAATGAAAAGAGGGGTAATTCCCCTTCCTACAGGATCTCAAAAAGGTGGAGAAACTGCATGGCAAGTTAGATCATATTATTCAGAATCACAGGTAAGAGAAATTCGTGATATACTTGCTACCTACCACATGGGTAGACCAAGATTGGATAAGCTGATAACCAACGATATTACGCCAACACGTCAAGAGTTGACAAGGCGTATGGGAGATGGTATACTTACTTATACTAAAACAGAAGATGGGCGATTCATTCCAGTTTGGTCTGAATCTATTTAATAGAAAGATACGGGTATGGAAAACGAAAACACTAAAGTCAAGGTAGCACTAGGATACACATTGAATCTTGGCAACTTTCAGTCACTAAGAATCGATCTAGAGGTTTCTGACAATAAGCGTGAAGCCGAAACTACAAACGAGGCTTTCGAGCGAGTTTATGAGTTTGTTGAAAACAAGCTAGCAGAAAAGGTTAAAGAGGCTTCTGCCGAAATCGAAAGTAGATAATGGCAGACCGCAAAGACCGAATGGCTTTGCTAAGCAGATACAGTAAACTTCATAAGATAAAGTATCAAGAAAAGCCAATAGTTAATTTAAATGTAGAGCAGTGGGCGGCTGATGCCCTCATTGAATCGTTTGGCCTAGACATTTGCTATGATATGCTACAATACTATTTTGATGTTAGCCCAAATCCAAGCTGGAAGTATTTTGCAAATTACGCAGACAACATTATTAATTCTAGGGAACAGCTTATTCAAGATTTAAGAGAACGAACTGAAAGACGAAAGAAAGCAAAAGAGTGGTTAAGTGAATAACACAGAGGCCAGACTAATATCTGCAGTGTTGCAAGACAAACAGGTTCACGTATTGTTGCAAGCAAACGTAGAAAATATCTTGCGAACACACAACGACGTCTGGCAGTTTATTCGTAAATATGCTGAGGCTAATGGAACAGTTCCTCCTACAAGCCTAGTCGTAGAAAAGTTTAGAGATTTTTCTGTTGTAGATAATGTAGGTGCAACAAAACATCACTTAGAAGAATTACAGGGGCAGTATCTAAACGACAGCTTAAAAGAAATCTTAATGACGACGGCCTCTGATGTCCAGGGTGGCAAAGGTTCAGAAGCATTAGAAAACATAATTACAAAAACTTCAGAGCTTAAAAAGAACACTGCAGTAATTAGAGACATTGATGTTACAGATATTGATTCAGCAGTTGCGTATTTTGAGAATGTTCAGCGTCAAAAAGATTTAGGAATGTTGGGTATTAAAACTGGATTGCCAGGTTTTGACAACTATCTTCCATCTGGAATTATGCCAGGACAGCTTGGAGTATTTCTTGCCTATCCTGGTATTGGTAAGTCTTGGCTGTCTTTATACTTTGCAGTTCAAGCTTGGAAACAGGGTAAGTCTCCAATGGTTATTAGCCTTGAGATGTCTGAAACAGAAGTTCGTAATCGTGTCTTTACAATCATGGGTGAAGGTCTTTGGTCCCACAGAAAGATTAGTAATGGCGAAATTGATATTGATGACCTAAAGCGTTGGCACAAGGCTAACGTAGAGGGCAAGCCAGAGTTTCACATTATTTCTAATGATACTGGCGGAGAAATTACCCCATCCGTTCTTCGTGGAAAAATTGATCAGTATAAGCCAGACTTTGTTATTGTAGACTACCTACAGCTCATGAGCCCAAACCAAAAGTCTGACAACGAAACTGTTAGAATGAAAAATTTATCTCGTGAGCTAAAGCTTATGGCAATTGGAGAAGAGGTTCCTATTATGGCAATCTCTTCAGCTACAC